AGAAGATACGTCTTTCAGGCGCACGTGAGATACGATAGATAACTAATGAATCTTCGATCATACGTAATTGATTAACAGGTTTGATAGCCTTATGTAGATAAGACATTACCATTCCTGTGTTTTGATTAATTATCCCAGAAGGCACATATGCAATAGAATCAGCTGCAACTTTAATGCCTTGATTTGCACCTGTTCCTGTCATACCAGCACTTTGTATACCTTTATCACTATATACAAAATAATCATTTACTTTCTTGATCATTTCAATACCAGTTTTAGGGTCTATATACTTATCATTTTCTCTAACTTTTTTAATCTTTGTAGCTTCAATATAACGTAATTCAGATATACCTTTACGTGGATTCTTATTGTCAATGATCTTTTGATAATATAATCGGCCATCTACATACCAACGCCTAAAAATGTCATGACCCTTTACATTAAAGTCTAACAATCTTAGTACTTCTTCAAACTCTTCTCTAATTTTACGTTTAATTTTATCTGAAAATGGTACTCTGTCTAAAGAAATTTGCACAGGAACATCTTCCTGATTAGCAACAATACCCTCATTGATGATATCTTCAATCGCAGTATCACACTCCGATTGCTGAGAAATATCTCTATATCTTTTAATAAGGTCAACGTCAGATTTTTCTCTTCCATCGGTATCTAATACCTGACCAAAGAAACCACCGCCTGCTACCTCAATAGAACCATCATCAGGAGCAGGACTAGCAAAACTTTTTTCACTAGTCCCGAGCTCCTTCTGAGTTTTCTTTATACTAAAACCAAAAAGTTCCGCCATTCTATTAATCTCCTACGTTCTATTTAGTAGGGTTAAAATTAGAAGTTTACGCCGGAAGCTTCAAAATGTTGGTATCTCCAAGTAACATCAAATGTTTCTAGTGCTGCAGCTGCTTCACTTGACAGAGCAATCTCACTAATTGTCACTGGCCATGCACTTCTAAAGATATAAGTCTTTAGAATTGTATCGTCACGGTCAAGATGTTCAACAGTCAAATCAGTCTGATAGTCAGCAGGAGCAATTACACCAGTATTATTTGCAAGATCATTAATACCATTAGACCACCGTTCCATAGCGTTACGGATCATAAAGTCCGTATCGTTAATGAATGTTGTAGTCCAAGGATCACCAAATTCCCTATCTCCAGCAATGTAGATATTCCGTCCACGAAATGGAATTGGAATTTCTGCAAGAGTTTGTGCAGGAAGATTAGTTGCAGTTACTAGAAATGAACTTCTACGAACATCAAGTCCAATTGCAATGCCCGGAGGCGGTGTAACAGTTACCCTATATTGGTTTGCTCTTGCACCACCACCGATTAAGTTAGCTTTAAAGTCATCTATATTAGCCATGATTAACCTCCTACCTCGCTAAATGCGATACCAGTTCGAACCGCAATAAAGTTTAGGGTAATAAAGTTAATAGAACGAGCTGGTTTGATGTAAATATCACCAATAAACTCATTACGGTCAATAACTTCACCTGTATTATTTGATGCATCACAGACTACCTTAAAGTCAAAAATGCCTCGACGACCTTGAACGTCCCTCAAGAAAGGTTCCACCATGTTTCTAAACTGCGCCCTTGTGAACTCATCGTTGAATTCAAAGAGTTGATATTTAGAAGCAATTGAAATTGCTTTCTCAAGAACCAAGAACAATCTTCGCACGTTAATACGATCAAATGCACTAGGTTTTGTAAGAGCAGTCTTATCACCAAAGAGTAAAACACCTTGGCCTGGGAAATTCGTAACAGGGTTAATCCTAGAACGATACAACTGATCTCTCTCACTATTTTTAGGATTGTAAGAAAGTTTAATTGCACCACGAATATTTCCACGATTATAACCCGCTGGTGAGAACCAAGGGTCAGTAACCTTATCTGTATTAGCACAAAGACCAGCGATATCACCATTCATTGGCACGTATCGATATGAATCAGCGTACTTGTCATACATGTATTTGTAACCACTGTCGAACACCATGTAAGAAGATGAAGGACAAAGATCAAAAGCATCAATGATATTTGATGTTTGCGTGATAGTGGAAGAAACACCAACAGTAGCAGAACGATATGGAGAAGCAAATCCTACACAATCTTTACGTAATTCGCAAAGATCAGTAATCATTGTTACGTGTGTGTCCATACCAGCAGCAGTATCAGCAACACCACCAGATGGCCCTGCAAGTACTAGGTTAACATCAATAGTTTCTGTATCAGCAAACTCATCATATGCAATTTTAAGTTCACCAGCAGTTACTGCATAATCGTCTGTTCCACCCGTCAAACTAACAGTAGTAATAGGTACAACAGCAGTCATTACTGTAGTTGTATCTGTTCCCCAGTTAGTACCAGCGGCAATATGATCACCCCAATATACATACTGTGAGCCCCTAAAGATAACTTCGGGATAATAATTACCACCACCTTGAGCATTCTTTGCTGCAGGGTTTTTAGAAAGATTGGCCCAGCGTTCGACTACAGCATTTGTTGCTTGACCAGCAACATCATAATCGTAACCTGTGATATCACCTGTAGTGTCATATATTACAACGTGCATCTCATCATTACCACCACGACCATTATTGGTTGCCCAATCTGATGTGCCAGGAGCGCCATCAAAGAGGTTATAGAAAGCCCAACGTCTGCGAATAAATGAGTTATCTGCAATATCAGCCTGTAAACCAGCACCGTTTGGATCACCAGCAAGTCTAATTGTTAGATCATTACTTGAGATTGAAACGACTTGGTATTCATTACCTTCGTCACCAGCGAGGTGAGTCATAGCTGTTCCAGTAGTAGTTGAAGAGAAGGAAATTAAATCACCCACGTTAAATGCATAACCAGATGAATCTGCGTCATCAACAGCAACCACTGTGTCACCAGCAGATTCTGCAGCTGCAACTAAGTTATTAGTTCCTAAATGTTGTTCGTATGCAGTTGCAGAAGGACAAACTTGAAGACCCAGTGAGTTTCCATGAGTTCCAGCTGTACGTGCGTACCAATCATTAGATGTAACTTGTCCATCGCCTGTTTCGGCAAAGAAAGCATCAAGATAATGATCATCATCTCGAACTAGAACACCTGATGCTTCTCCAGCATTTAGATGTCCTGATGTTGGCCGAACAATTTTTAATTGATCGGAATATTGAAGAAAGTTTGCAGCAGTAAACCACCACTCGAAATTACTTGCGTTTGGCTTACCATAAACTGAAATTAAGTCCTGCTCGCTTCCTACGGTAATTATACTTCCAGATGGGCCTTTTTGTGCAGGCATTGCAAGAGCACCAACAGTGGTGGCAACGGCCGGAACAATATTTGTAAGGTCAATCTCTCGTACATGTACGCCAGGAGAGGAAAGAAAAGACATTTTGTTACTCCTAAGTTTGAAATATCGTTGTTATTACGAATATTTATAAAAAAAGGAATCGCAATAACGTGTTTTTAGATGTGTTATAACATATAAGTGTTTTATTGATGTATATATAATAGTATGGTTAATGAACATTATGAGAAGTATAAGGATACCATTAAGAAGGTTGCTAGACGCAACTATCGCAAACGTATCGTTATTCTTAATGAATATCTTGGAGATAAACATTGTAAACACTGTGGTGAGTCTGAAACGGTTTGCCTCAAGTTTTACCCCCATAATTCTGAAATCCGTAAACTATCTAAAAGAGTTGGAATCAGTGATGAATGTAGACAAGAAGTAACTATTCTTATGAATAAATCTATTGTTGTCTGTTCTAATTGCTGGATCAAACTTGATAACGATCTAATTGAATTTATTAATGAAATATAGGAGTTTAATATGAAATCGATTATTGCGGCACTAATTCTAGTCGCCATTACAACATCTGCATATGCAGAAACTTTAGGAAGTACAAAAGGTAGTGCAAACTACCAAACAGCAGTCGCACTTGCAAAAACTATGAGTGCAGCTGGACTTACACTAACCCCTCTACCGCATAGAGGAACACAAATTTATCTAGAAAAAGTTGATAAAAAGGAAATAGACTTCGGTATCAGTAATCCTACAGACTTATTCTGGGGATATACAGGTATCCGTACATCAAAGAAAGCACACAAAAATCTACGTTTTGTTGCAAATCTACACTTCTTTAAGACAGGTCTTGCAGTACGAGATAACTCTGGTATTGAGAGTTATAACGATCTAAGGGGTAAACGAGTGCCTTCTGGGTTTCGTGGTGCGCCAGGATTTCACTGGAACATTAAACACAAACTACTTAATGCAGAACCAGCATTAGATTGGAAAGATGTAGAACGTGTTCCTGTAACCTCATTGCCGGGCAACTGGAACGCATTTCGTAGAGGTGCAGTAGATGTTGCAATCATCTCTGTAGGTGCTGGTCATGCAAAGAAACTACATACTGGTGCAATTACAGATGGTGGTATTCGTATGTTATCTCTTAATGGAGGGATTGCAGAACAACGTCTACTAAAAGGATGGCCTGGATTTAAAGTTATTACAGTCAATCCTAACCCTAGATGGCCATCCATACGAAAACCTACACGTATTATTACATTCCCTTACATGTTGTGGACACATAGAGAAGTACCTAACAATGTAGTAAAGAATGTTGTTCTTGCATTATATAACTATGCAGAAGTGTATAGAAAGTCCTCAAAAATGGTAAGTGGGTTCGATAAGAAAAAAATGAACGCATTTACTGGTGGAGTTCCTATGCATAAGGGTGCAAAGTTTGCTTACCGTATCCTCAAATCTAACTAAGTACGTTTTACCGTTACTTCTAATACTGAGCGTATCTGACATAGATTTCTATGTTGGATACCCTCTTTTGGATGAACAATGGTACGTACTAATACTACTATCTTCTTTAGGATGTGCATT